TTCTTACTTGAATATCCTTAAACATTTCACCTGGTGCGAATCCAACAATATCATCAACAGGAAGATAATCAGTATTCTCTTCAGCAGTTCCCCTATATTTTAAAGTCTTAAATGTAACTGACGATGCTATTTCTCTATATCCACTACGAGTTATCCTAAAACGTGCAATATCACCTTCACTTACAGTTACATCTCCAATATCATATACAATTCTCTTATCTTGCTTAACACCTTTATTCTCACCAGCCTCTGGTGTCTTTGAGTCTGGAATACTACCAGTATATGTTCCACCTTTAGGAACACCACCAGTAAATCCTACAGTTGTGATACTTAAACTCTTACCTTTAAATGCATCACCACAAACATACTGAGTATAATCAGCACCTGTTGCTGGAAATAAATTATCAATACTATCAAGTAGATTATCTAAGAAGTCACCTTCTTCTTTTGGTGTTGATCCTCCGTTAGTACATACCTGTTTAGTATCACTACATGATCTATCTGGTCCTGAGCAAGTAATTCCTAGAAGACTTAATACCTTATTAATTGCTCCACCAAGAATATCAAGTGGTTTTGCTATAGCACCAAGAATTGCCTGTAATGGACCTAAAATTGATTGAAGCAATTCAGTCATCAATGAATTGATCTTAGACATGATACCATTAACTAATGCATCAACCTGACATGCAACAGACTGATAGATCTGTTGGATTAGACTCATTAGAACATTGGTTAACCATGCTTCCAATCTGTCACCAAGATCAGCAATAGAACAACCCAGTTGCTTTAGCAGGTTATTGAAGAACTCAGTAACAGGTGTCAATGCATTACCAGTATCTGAAGGGTGTAATAATGCTTTGATAAGATTTTTTACTGCTTTACTAATACTCTCAATAACAAATCCCTTTACCCTAGCAACAAACTCATTAACAACCGCCATTGACTTATTAACATAACCTCTTGCTATGCTAATACTATCATAGAACTCACCAGTTGCTTGATTAACAATATAAGTTCCAACATTACCATTATTAGATTGTACTGCAGCAAGAAATTCTCCCATGATATTTGTCATGGATGACATCATATCATTCTCATCACATTTCTCTGCTTTACCTTGACACCAATCCTCTGATTCTGGTGTATCATTCTTTAATGGTGTAATTTTTGCTGGTGGTACTGCTACTCTATTATTACCTTCACCATCTTTTGTTCCATCGGATAGTCCACCAGTAGCGGTGTTTTTATCTGTTCCTTTTTGTTTTGGATTGCCATCCTTCTGTGCATTAACCTGTCCAACTGCTGTAGTAAAAGGTTTTGTTTGTGGTGTCCTCTCTACAAAGACTTTAGTTGCACCAGGAGTTTGTCCAATAGAACCCATGATAATGGGTTTTTGTTTCTCAGTATCAATATAGAACCCCATCACCCAACAACCAATCTCTAGTTGTGGGTGTGCTCCACCACAATTACCAGGAATAAATGGTGCTGTAACAGGCATCATTACAGTTGCCCATGGCAAATCATCGGTCCCAAGAATTTCAGGATCGCCAGGATGATCCCCAACAATCCTTACCTTGAATCTGTAACCGCCTTTGTTATTTTGTTCATCAGCAGCGGTTCCTTCAATTTGACCGACCCACCATTGGAAACCATCTTGTCCAATCCTCTGGGAAGGTATTAAATTTGATAATACCTGATCCATATTAATTAATCATCATACACTAAACACTCTGGTTCTTCTGGATGTTGGTCACACCAGAGTTCTATTGTGTTAGGGTCGTGATGGTCTCCTGCTTTAATCTCTGCTGCATGATGAGAAACATAATCTTCTAAGTCATGTAGTTCTCCTTCAACATGCCTACGCATCTGAGGATTAGTTGTAGGATCCTGTAGGATCTCTTGGTCTTTTTTAATATGGTCTTCTATGGATTTCATAGTAGATAATTACCTCTGTGTTTTATTTAGTGCCGTGGTTGGAATCTATGTCACCGTAAGAATCTCTCATTAACCTTAGTGTAGTCACAAATCTTCCATTGGTAGATTGCGTAGAATTGTAAGTATGAGTAACTTCATCAATTAAATAAACTCCACTACTTTCTTGATCATATGGTTGATCGTTCGCTTGTACTGTTGGTACTTTATTAACAAGTTTGATATCAATCTTGTCACCTGCACATATTCCTGAATTACCAGGAATTACAATTTCAGCTAACTGATTCTTAAGCAATTCATAACGCATAAGAGACTGAGCAGCATAGTGTTTGTGAAAGTCACAAAATTCACTTGGATTTTCTGCTCCGTCTTCTTCATCGTATGATGCAATATCGGGATCATTGTACCACGATTCATGATCCAGTATACTAGATATAATCCGAGTTGGGTAATCAGACACCGTTCTGTCAGCATCTGCTGTTTTAATGACTGATGGTGTATTTTGAGATCCTAGGTGAGACATGCCTTTATAAGCATCCTCCAGACTATACATGAATTCATGATATTGTCCAGTAGAATGATTGAAAAATACCATCAAAGAAGAATATTTACCTTTCCTCAATGATTTCATGACATCTACTTCAGACTTAAATACTGCCTGTGATATAGTAAACCTATCATCAGCACCATCCGACTGATTTGCTGGTTTCTCAATATATTCTCCCCAAGTTTCCTTATCATTCTTTGATAGTAATTTGTCTACTGAAAAAAAGTTATATCCTCTCTTAGTCTCATAAAAGAAGAATCCAGCACTACCAGTAACCTTTTGTTTTTCATTCTTAGATTTAGTCTTACTACTTGTCTTTCCACCTTTTGCAATAGATTTAACTGCAATAGTAGAGGCAATATCAAAAGGTCTTCTATTATTAGGAAGGAACTTAAATTTGAATTCTGTTGGTTCGGATAATATTTCTTTTTTAGTACCCAACTGATTCAACATTTCTATAATAATAGAATCACCAGTTCCATCTAACGGTTTAATCAATCTAGTATATTCATTATTCAATGCTTCTTCTGAAATCAAACCCAAAGTATATGATTGCGTTTGATTCTTAGCATAACGATTACCAATCTTCCATACTATTAGATCATATACAACTGGATCATCAGAAGAACTAGTCTCAACAATGACTCTAACAGTCTCTCCACCTTGAATAGGTAGATCGTTCAATAATCCAGCACTATCAGCAATGGTAAGTGTAGCAGCAACAAATGGACTAGTTAAACTCTCAACATAAGAGAATGTATTAACCATCTGTTTAATCTCATATGCATCATTACTACCAACAGAAGTAATGGAAACACTTCTAAGAGAAAAATCAGTAATATTTTGGAATTCTTTTGCCATATTAACTTAGCGTCCTAATTTTCAGATCTTGGAACATAGATGTTCCAGTGCCATCCATACTAATTCCAGCACTAACCCCATTAGGATTGACACCTTGTTGTTCGCCACCACCACTATAGTAATTATTAACAACAGTATTACCACCAGAACCTTGTCTTTCATTCATAGAAACTGTTGAAGATGATTGTAAGACCTGATTTGAATTATCTGGTGTTCCAGATGTTGCCATGAATTTATTAGGAGAACTAGAAGATCCAGTTCCTCCAGTTGTAGCATCAGAACCACTGGAAATGTTTCCCATATCAGTAAACGCTTGTGATTTCTGATTTGTTCCATTAGAAGATGGTGCCACACCACCTGGCATTCTGTATAAAACACCTTCTCCACCATAGTATTCATTATAACCTTCTGCATCATCGATCCAACTCATTGATGCTTTACCAGATGAGTTAGACAAAATATTTTCATTATCAGTTGCAACACCAATATGTACTTGTGGTGGTGATAATTTATCTTTCATAACAAATACATCACCAGGTTGCTGTTGATCATATGGAATTGCCTTCCAACCAGAATTAATCATAGATTTCTCAGCATCAGGTACCCATAGTGAAGATCCCCATGGTGGTTTTATACCTGCTTTATTAAATACCTTATTTACAGCCCACACACAACCATTTTTACCACCATCAGGACCAGAAGCAGTGCTCATACCTTGTAATTCTTTTGCTGCTGCTGCAATTTTAGCAGAACCTCCACTTGATCCACTATCAGTCTTTTTCTTACCAAATAAATTACCAAACCAATTACCACCACCAGATCCACCATTATTAGTTGTTGTTTCACTAGATCCTGTATTGCTATCATTAAATGCAGAACTTGATAATCCACCACTATTGTTACTTTCACCATCCATTAATCCCATATCTCTACCCATTAATGCAGCATCAATTGCAAGAGATCCAGCAGTTCCGAATCCTGGAATTGTTGATGCAGCACCAGATGCTAATTCCATACCAGCACCTGTCCAATCACCTGCCATCGCTCTCTGAGCAGCAAAGAGAGCACCAAGACCAAGACCAACGATAGGAATTTTCTTTCCTAACATTTTTCCTAAACCTTTTGCTGCAACCTTCTTACCAACATTTTTACCTACTTGCTTAGTAACCTGTTTTGCAGTAGTTTTCTTAATTGCATTTTTAGCACCACTTTGAATGAATCTCTTTCCTAATTGTTTTCCACCAAATTTTGTTGCTAGTCTAGGTAAAACCCTTGATATTCCTCTTTTACCAAGCATTTTCATTCCAGCAGCACCACCTAATATACCTAAACCTGAACTTAATAATCCACCCATTCCTGGCATTCCACCACCACCACCACCTTGAGATTTTTTGGGTTTAAAGTCTGTTGATCCTAAGAAACCAGATAAATCATTTCCTCCCTCTAATGATTTTTCTTCTTGTCTTGCTAATTGACGATTTAAAAGAGTTTCTTGTGCTTGTATAGATTGTTGAGATAGATTAGTATCATTCTTTATCTGTTCTCCAGTAACGTCTATTAGATTAATAATCGCTGCTGTATTTCTATTCATTGCAGCAACAATGTCTGCACCAGAATCAGAAGAACCTCGCATATCACGAGATTTCTGGAAATCAGCAACTCTCTGTGCTTTTGTTAGATATTCTCCAGAATCACCAACACCAGTCTGTGCCTTTAAGAAGAAATTATCAGCACTTAATCCACCAACACCAGCCATATTGGTAAAAGTACCACCCTTTCTAGACCTTGGTGCATCTGGATTTGTTGAATTATTGTATTGTTGTTCTTTATTATCAATATCAGTAGGATTCTTACCTACTACAATCCTTTTTTGATCTAATTTAGTAATACCACCTTTACCACCACCCAAAAGAGGTCTGTTTTGTGATCCTGATAACAAACCACCACCAATAGGATCCTGTGGTCCTGTTACATCTAACCTACCCTTACCTAACCCTCTATAAGTAGTATCTCTCTTATTATCAAATAAACCCGCAAATTTCTTTTGGAATTTATTCCATAATTTATCCCCTTCCGTCTGAATCTTTTTCTCAAGCTTCTTCTGCAGCCAATTGGCCAAAGGACTTTCGCCTTTTAGTGGATCATAGGATAGAAAACCGTGTGCCATTACTGTTTTGCTGCTTTTTCTTGTTCTTGTTTAACCTGTTCTAGGTATTGCATGAGAAGACTAGTATAAACTTGTCTCTCCCATGGCATCATATTCTCAATTTCACTCAAATTGTATTTATGGTGCTGCATCAAGGCAAAATTTGTTTTATAGTACCCTTCCATTGTCATGTGGAAGAGTGCTATCCGAAAAAATTGGTTAAACCCTGAATTTCAAACTTATTATCAACACCTGTTTCTGGATTTTTGATAATCATTTCATGTTTTAGAACAGGAGCATCATCAAAGAATTTTCGTATATTTTCAAATTGCTTATTTGTCAATCCATCTAAGAATTGAACAAATTCTTTCTTAGAAGTAGTAGATGAGTCATATACCTCTTCACCATCATATATCTGATCAATACAAGATGCCATAATAGAAATTATATCGTCATTTGTCTGTTCTTTGCCAATAACCGAAACTTTAACAAATGCGTCAAATGATGGATATTTCATAACAACACCCATAGTGTCAGTGAGACTAATTTTGTTAGTATGCCCTTCTGGCTTGCTTACCTTAACTTGGGTCAAGTCGAGATTATACTTAACTTGAGTTTTTCCGTCATCTTCACATGTTAAGATCATTTCCACAACTTCGCCAACTGACACAGCACGAATATTGAGGAAAATGTACTCTAAATCGAATATTGCTAAATCTTCAAGTTTTATACGAGATGTAATACAATTCTTTAATAGTATTCTAGTAGCATCTTCAATCTGCTTATCATCCTTAGATTCAAGTGCTAACAGTAGTAATTTTTCTTCTTTTACGACAAATGGTCTATATTTAAGTTTCTTGCCATTTGACGGAATTTCCAACTCATAAGTTGGTAGTGCAACCTTTGGTAACGCCATAATCTCTAGATCAGTTCATATTTATATTTAGCTCGACTTTTTTGATCAAAAATGAGAGGAAAAAATTTTCCCCGTTTTATGGAATTGAAAATTTGATTTTGACCACTATATACCCATCTTCATACCCATAGTGGTAATGTCGTTCTTTATCGTGTAGTGTCTCATATAGGAAAACTGTGCTGTTACCTGAACGAGCTGACTTGAGCCGAACTGTAAAGGTACAGCATCAATTGCATATGGATATCCTTTCTCTATAACATATGTTATAGGTGCTCTTTCTATAGGAGAATTACCACCACTCTCAGTCTTGCTAATCAACATAGTACATGCATACTCATCACGATATTTTAATCTTATTGATCTATTCTCTGGTCTAAGTGAACTTGTAGTCAATGACTGTATTTCTCTCAATGTCTTTCTATTTACATCTTCTCCTTCCTCATTAAAAATAAAATCCAACCAATCTTGCAAAAACTTTAATGAACTCATATTTGCATCACATAAGAATCCTAGTTGAAACTCTGTAAATATTCTACTATGTGGATACTTAACCTGACCACTACCAACGTAAGATCCATTAATCTCACCTTGAGCTGTATTTGTGTTTGGTAATTGTGCTTCATTACAAAACATCTCAAAGTAATCTGCACCTGTACCTGGTGGATCAATTGGTGGATTAGTAAACTTCACCACAAAATTATTACTGAACGACATTCCACCGTTCGCTGACATTGTGGTTAACAGACGATCTATCGACACACTAAATACCTATGTTGGTCATTTTATATTTATGGCATATTCTGGGATCTATAAACCCATAAATCCCAAGAAGTACCGTGGAAATCCAACCAGAGTTATCTATAGATCACTATGGGAACGTAAGTTCATGGTGTTTTGTGATAAGAATGAATCAATATTGGAGTGGGGGAGCGAAGAAGTAATCATACCATACCGTGCTCCCGATGGTAAATTGAGACGATACTATCCAGACTTTTACATTAAGGTTCGTGAAAAAACTGGAGGTTTTGCCAAATATATTATTGAAATTAAACCCAAGAAACAAACTAAACCACCGAATGACAAAAATAAAAGAACTGCCTCATATAGAAATGCTGCTTTAACATACGCTAAAAACAAGACTAAGTGGTCAGCGGCACGTGAGTATTGTGAAGACAGGCAGATGAACTTCTTAATACTAACCGAAGATCACCTAGGAGTATGAAAAAATGGCAACTGGATTTGGCGCAGTTCAGCGCACCTCTGCAAACACACAAACAGGATATAAAACACTGTTTGAGAGAGTAAACGAACAAACAAAAGGAGAGAAGAAATCACTCTCTTGGTATAGATCTGCTGTAAAAGCACAAGCTAGTAGATACACAAAAAACTTTAACAAATACATACAAGACGAAAGAGCAGACAGTGCTGGTGTTGCTGCAGAACAAGATGCAAATGAGTTGAGAAAAACTACTGCTGTAGGACACCTGTATATGTTTGAGTATAAGGCAAAAATGAGATGGTTGCCTTACTATGATAGATTCCCTTTAGTCTATGTAATTAAGTCTGTCAACAAGAATGAATTCTGGGGTGCAAACTTACATTATCTCTCCCCAAAGAAAAGATTACTCGCAACAAAGAAACTAATGCAAGGTAGAATTGACTTACCTAAGAAGTGTTTCCATAAATATCTAACAGCACATGTAGAAGGTCTATATCTTGATCTTGCTGCTGCTGAATGGGACACTGCCATTCTTCTACCAACAGCAGACTTTGTACGAGACCACAACCGCACTATATTTCCTATTAAACAAGAAATTGTTTGGGAAGATACAGATGAAGTTTTCTACGATAAAATTAAGGGTTCTAGAAGAATCATGGGCTATGGGACTAAACAATCCACGGAGATGGCAAAGTAAATGAAGCACAACAAGAAGGATGGAAAACCATTAGCATTTGGAACCAAACCTGGACAAACTGTTCAGACTTCTAGGTATAGTAATGGTCGAAAAAGTGGACAAGGTGGTACAGGTATGAGAGATACTTACTTTAAGTGGGATGGTAAATCTTGGAATGAAATTGATAAAACAGAATTTGTAGAAAGTAAAGGTGGATCCACAGCATTTTCACAGTTAGCAGAACCTACACTAGCAAGTGCCACTAGTGCAAAACGTTACCCAAAAGATATAGCAGCATCTGCTAACGCTGACTATGTTATGTTTGAAATGTATCAGTACCGTCCTCCATTCCAGAATATAAACAAGGGTGATACTAAAGATAAGAGTAACTCAGTTGCAGTATATAATGAGAGTGTAACCAGAGCAGATTTTTACGAGAAAACAACTGAAGATCCTGTCATTCTATACATGCCAGAAGATATCTCCACTGGATACAAAGCAAACTGGAGTGGTAAAGCATTCAGTAACATTGGTAGAGATGCACTAGCTACAGCAGGGTCTGGTGATTTTGGTCAAGCAATGCAGAATAGTTTAAACACTGCTGGTGATGCATTCTCTCAAGCAATTCCTAATATAGGAAACAAAGTAATTAGAGAAACTATATCAAAGATTACTGGTGAAAGTTTAAGTCAGAATGATGTGTTTGGTGCAACTCGTGGTGTTATTCTTAACCCTAACGTTGAACTACTATTCAGTGGAACTGATCTAAGAAACTTTCAGTTAAATTATAAATTGATACCAAGAAATAGTGGTGAGGCAGCAGATATTAAAGAAATATTAAAGATCTTTAAACGTTCAATGCTACCTAGATTTTCTGATGGTAAAGAATTTAACACATCAAAAGGACAAAATATTGCAAACAACTTCATTAAAGTACCTAACGTTTGTAAAGTATCATTCATGCGTGGTGGTGGATTAAATAGAGATGTACCACAATATAAAATGTGTGCTGTTACTCAAGTTGATATAAACTTCACACCTGATGGAACCTATGCTACATATGATGATGGTACTATGGTAGCATATACTTTAGGATTAAACTTCCAAGAGACCAAACTCATATTCGCAGAAGAGGTAGACAACTACTAATGTATTTTTCCTTACTACCAAACATAGAATATGATGAGAAACCAATCAGTTATCCTTTCTCTGAATCTGATTTTGTAACCGCAAAGAATTTCTTTCGTAGATATAGAATCAATGAAGATGTATTCTCCTATGCAGTGTTCTTTAATCAGTATGCTATCAAAGATGGTGAACGTCCTGATGTAGTTGCAGACAAAGTATATGGTAATCCATTTTATGATTGGGTACTACTACTAACAAATAATATGGTCAACTCTACTTACGATTGGCCAATGACAAATGCAGAACTCACTAAAGTATTAGAGTCAGAGTTTGATGATCCACTAGGAACCATAAAATACTACGAAACATATGATGTTGGTCACTACACTGCTGGTATGCATGTAGATAAAACTTTCTATGATAGAACTCATAAGTTAAACATAGATGGTAACATGATAATAAAAAATGGCAACGAGGTTTGCCGCCCCGTTACCATTGCTGAACATTATACTAACGAGAATGAGAAGAAGAGAGAAATCTACTTACTCAAACCCGCATACTTCAAACAGTTTGTAGATGATTTCAGAAAGCAAAACTTCTACAAGCAAGACGACAATTACATTAGTAATAAATTAAAGAAATCTGGTTGACTTTTTCGGGCAAAAATATGCCCGAATTTTTTTTGCAGTTTTATGGAATTGACTTATTGATTTTGACCTAGTAGTCATCATCATTAGTATTTCTTTCTACCCACTCAGCATTGTTTCTACAGAATGCATCAGCATCTATTTCCATACGCCAGTGGGTGAGGGTATGAAGAGTCTGTATCAATACCACCATAATCATAAGCATCACTGGTCCTATCCATAGTGGATGCATTAGTATGTCTTCTGTCTTTTTCATATAATATAAAAACCCCCCACATATGTGGAGGGTATTGTTTTATGGTTTATTTCCTTTTACTATCGATAGTAAAGGTTTACCTGTCTTTACTTGTGTTTCAAGTATAGCATCGACAATGATCTTTTTCAACTGTCTACTCTTTTTTCTACCGAGACCAGCAGAGGTATCAATCTTAACTTTAACCCAATAAAGACCGATCAATACCAGAGTGAATGGAATGGCATCTCCCCATGAGATTTCATTCCATGCTTGTACTAGATTCATACTATTCTTCTGCTAAACTAGCGAAGTATGATAGTGCATCATCATCTTCTACTACTGCTTCCTTCTTAACAGGAGATGGTGTTGGAGCACTCATCTTCTCACGGAATGAAGACTTGGCAGTTGATTCATTGAAACCATCACTTGCTTGATCGTAGTTGCTTGGTTCGTACTCTTCACTGTCAACAGAAGGACGTGAAGCACGTTGACCAACACCAAGAACAAGATTCAAACGCTGCTCAAGATCAGCATATGATTTGAACTGATCAGGTGCAGTGAATGCAGCAAGACTATGCTCTTGTTTCCAAGTTGCTTCAAGTTGATCATCATCTGCACTAAGAGCAGAGACAGAATCAAACTCACTACTATCATAGTTCCAGAAACCTGCAA